GTGATAAAGAGAATTGGAAAATGAGTGGTATCGACGGGGCTGGTTTCTGGTCCCGTTGGTACCTCTGGAGTTTTCCTACGTTCCAGGGTGTAGAGAAGTTTATGTCAAAGAGATTTGGAATTAAATTTATATAATTAATATAATATGAACTCAGTAACCGTAGCTGTAATTGCCTTATGTTCATTTAGTGTCGCCGGAGGTGGTTTCTTTCTATACAGACAGGAGCAAGAAAATGCTAGAATAGAGGAAATTAAGGAGAGGGGTAAATCTGCATCTCACGCAACTTTTTACACTGAGTGTGACTATAAGGGAGAAGAAATACCACTTGATGAGAATGACAAATTCACTTCGTCATCAGGTGTCAAATCTTTCATAATACCAAATGGTTTTAAAGTTGATACATACCCAGATCTAAACTTCACAGGTTCAAAAATTACTGTAGGTGGTCCTTCCGACAATAAATGTATAGATATCAAGTCTGTAAAAGTTACGAAAGCGAACGCCTGAGAGTGTCCAACTGTTTGAAAAATCGAATCATAGTTTCCAGGCGTTCGTAGAGATCTTCACCGAGATAGTTCTCTACGAATTCTTCCAATGAATCATAGAAGACGAGGTCATCCCCCAAGTCCGTGAGCTTTCGCATCATGTCTAGATATTCATAGAGTCTAACTCGAACAATGTCGATGTTTTCACCTTCCCACTCCCGTAACAACTTTTTCATATAGTCCAGTTTGAGCTGCTTCGTCAAAATGAACTCTAGACATTCTTGAGATATTCCCATGAGACGTTTGGTCGTTCCCTCGTTTATATGCTTCCGAATCGATGCTATACCCCCAGTAGTGAGGCCACCCTGTAAATTTAAAAGTTTTAGGCCACTCGTGAAATCGTTCATCAATTCACACGCCCTCTTAACTTTGTATTGGGTAATAGGTCCACTGTTCCACTCATCGGGAAGTCGTTTAAGTTCTTCAAGTCTTAGGAACTTTTTATAGTACGGTCCAGTTCCTGGAATGAAACTGAGTATGTACGAAATCATCCTTACTTAGTAAGTCCTCTTCTTTTTAAATTAGCTTTCAGTTCTGCTATGAGTTTAGCGCGTTTGTTGTTGATCACAGGCCTTCTAGGTGGGGGTGGAGGAGGTGGAGGGGGGGCAGAACCCGTCATAGGAACTACCACGGTGCGACAAATACTGATAACCCTCTGGGCATTTCTAACACTATTCTCAAAATTCATACTAATCTTGGCACGAAGTTCCTTGGCGGAGAGCTTGACTCGTTTTCCGTTGACAGTTTTTGTCACCCGAAGACCTAACTTTTTAGCTTTATTTTTTAAGTCGCGATACTGCATCTACTATGTATAAAGATAAAAATCGCATTCATTGTAAGATGAGTGAGGTGCAACAACTCAAAGTTTTAATTCATAGAGTGCTTCTCCCTAGACTCAGGCAATTAGAGGATGAAGTAACTTCACTGAGGAAACATACTTGGCCATATGTTCAGTTTAAAAAAGAGCGAAATCAACTTGACGACATAGAGATGAAGGTGGATTTTATTAAACATCTCGATGACGACACTGTGGCTGAGCTACTGAAACTCAAATCTAAATTTTCAGGGAATACTGGATTTCTAACGAGAGAATATGACATCGTAACAAGTTTACGAAATAATTTTTGTTGACGTATAGTAAAGATGATTGGAAATCTATTCAAAACCTCTGGTGAACCTATGGGTAACACCCAACTTGGTTTCAGTGTTGCTATTCTACTTTGTTCCATCATGGGTCTTATGGGCATGATGAAGATACCTGTCAAGTCTCCCCCAATCTTAGCGGCGTGTGCTGTTTCAGCGTGCTGTTCTTCCAGCCAAACGTCTTCTCTCATTAATGATGTGCAAAAGCGCGTCAAGCCCGCGGCTGAGCCTGCAGCTTAAAAGAAGTCATCCGTCCTATACATATTCACCGTAAATGAACCAGTCTTACCCAATACGGTGACTGTTTCATTTCCATACAACTCCTCACACCCTATATCCTCCATACAATCCCTTGCATTGTGTGTAACAGAAATTGGGTAGAGATTCTCACCACCAGTTGTGGTATAGTAGCTGTAACGATCACGACGACCTCGGACCTCCTTACCATAGAGGGGGAGAGTTTCACCGTCTGGACCAGTCAACACACCCATCTGCTGCATGCGACCAGGCTTGTATTGTTTAATGGGTGGACCCCTAAACTCAGGTTCACGACGGACTTCCCGGGTGCGTGTTGGCACAACCACTGGAACCTCCACTGGAACTTCGACAACCTTGGGATTATACCACATGTATCCTACCACCACGAGGAGGACGAGGAGAGTCAAACCCAGAAGTTGAGTTTTTTGCTTATTCTTCATATACTATAGTTAAGGAAAATGTTTCAGTTAAAGACATGAGGGTCCTGGCGATCGATATAGGATACCATAATATGGGTATCGTTCTTGCAGAATTTGAAGACGATCCAAAAATTGATGTGAAATGTATGAAAAAGGTAAGCCTCGAAGATTATAAATATATACGTTCAAATGACTTTGTTGATCTCATTCCTTTATTTGTAGAGGATCACCAAGAATTGTTCGATAGTGCTGACAAAATACTTATAGAAAGACAACCACCCGGAGGTTTTACAAATATTGAAATTCTATTACATTACATGTTCAGAGATAAGGTTGTATTAGTTTCACCCGTGAGCATGCATACACATTTTGGTATGAGACATCTAGACTATGAAGAGAGAAAGGAAAGAACTGTGTTGATAACCGAAAAATATCTAAAGGACGATATACCCTATGAGAGAAAACATGATATTGCTGATGCATTTTGTATGATTGTGTATTACAACTTCAAAGTTACTACTCACATTTTCGACAAGTTTAGATATTTTCCCAAGGTATAGTAAGATGCCAACCGCCAAGCAACTTCAAAATGCCAAGAAGAAGCTGAAAAAAACTCCCAAACCCACAGGGAACACTCCCAAGATTCCCACCGCTACTCTACTTCGCCTCATTGCAGCCGACCCCAAGATTGGTCGCGACAAGGCTTTCATGAAGAGGGCTCACGAGCTTGCGAAGACTCGTCGCGCAAAATAGTAATTGCATTCGTCACATATTCGAACATATCGAATACCTCACTAGTATTACGTCTCTCGAGTGCCAAATTGAGTTTCTCAATATTGTAGTCGAGTGAACGTTTCTCCTTTTCCACCTCTATAAGTTTCTTTTCATAATTGTTAATTCTCTCTTTGAGTTTGTTTGTATTGATTTCCATTTGACTATCAAGTCTGGAAACTTGATTTTCGTAGTGTTTCTTCTGCCTTTTTAAAATTTCACTCTTCACATCTGAAGTGCATTTTTCGATTTGAATATCAAGTCTCTGACACTTGTCCTCGATTTCCTCAAGCTCTTGAACATAAGAAGTATGATAGAGCTGCAGGGTGTGCCTAAGCCTCTTGATTTCGTTTTGAAGTTTGATGTCCATCTATATTTTATTTTACCTTCTTAGTTTTAAGTAACTCATTTAGGTCTTCAAAGAACAAATCAAAGTATCCCAAACGGTATTGAACGAAGGCCCAAAGAACGAAAAAGGTGGTTTTGGTCATCTTATTTACGTCGGTTTCGGGCATTTTATATATAGGCCCTACAAGCCTGCCCATAAAAGTTTCATCCTTGTGCTTACCAGTAACATACATTTCAGCTTGGGTCAAAGCACATGTATCATCATTCACTGACCAATGGTAAAAGAGGAAGGGTATAATTATTGAATAAAACTTAAGGTTCCTCTCATTGTTCGTAAAGGGAACGATGAGAATAGCCAATAGGAACAAAGCGTGAAGAAGAAATATAATGTTCATCTATTATAAGATGACAGAAGAAAATTTTAATATGGAAAAAATGTGGAATGAATATCACGAGAATGTGCTGCGTCAATGGGGTGAAGCTTCTGCTTGTTATCGTTATATGCATCACAGGGCCTTTTTAAAATTTAAGCGTCTGAGCTTAAGGTTTAATTTACCAGTCATTGTGCTATCAACTATAACTGGAACGGCGAACTTTGCTCAGAGTACATTCCCAGAAAGTATGCGTGCTTCTGCACCGTCAATAATTGGTGGTTTGAATTTGATAGCTGGTCTCATCGCGACGATTATGCAATTTCTCAAAATTAATGAATTAATGGAAAATCATCGGACTGCTGCGTTAGGACATGGTAGCCTTTCACGTAACATTAGGTTACAGCTTTCTCTCCCTCGTGAGGAACGTAAAAAGGAGGGTCTCAAGTTTGTGGAGGAATGTAAGGGAGAATACGACCGTCTCCTAGAGCAGTCACCCGCTATACCCAAGCAAATTCTTTTGAACTTTGAGAAGGAATATCCCATAGATGGAGTCTTTACGAAGCCTGAGATCCTAAATGTGCGGGCGATTCCACACCTGAAGCCACCCAAAACGGTGACTACTGTTCAGGCACTTACAAAGGGCACCCCCTTCGAGAAGCTTGTGCCTAGTGATGAGGAAGAGGAGGAACTTGAAGAGGAGGAGTATGAAGAGGTAGAAGAGAAAGACGTCGAGCAAGGTACGCCAAAAGAATAAACATCACGACGTTCATTAGAACTCCACATGCAACGTATGGTAAAATTTTCCTTTTTAAAGGTTCTACGATACGTTTATGTAGTGCGCTATTTTGAAGTACTAAATCTATTGCCTGATCTGTAAAGTCATCGATGGATTCCTTCATTAAAATAGTCGAGCAAAAAAAAGAAGTCGAAAAAACCGTGGACACTATTCACATGAAACAGATTGAACTGATTCGTAAGTATATTGGTGAAAGGAAGAATGTATTCATCTGTGGAGGATCGGGGGTTGGGAAGTCATACATTCTCAAAAAGGTGTTGAAGGATCTGAGTCATGTCGAACTACAAACTGAACATCTGAAAAGTAAATCTCTCTTTTTACCATTCATTAAACCATCATGTAAACATGTATTCATAGAAGACTATGATCCGGTTTTCAAACCAATCATCGAGAGAGTTTCTGATGGAGATTCTCTCACACGTGGGTCACTTTTGGTGACGTCGATAAATATGTGTATGTATCCAAATTTTGAGACTGTTTTTGTGCCTAAACATAAACCGGATACTCTTCTACAACTCACAGATGAGAAAGGACCTAAAGCAGAAAGTGCGGCTTACAGGTGTAAGGGAAATATTCGAAACTTCTTCACGTACTTGGACGGTTACGATGAGATGGATGATTTCAAAACACCAAAAGAATTTATAGCTGAAGTTCTGTGTGATCCGAAACCAATAGAAATCCATGACAGTATACACGAACATGGACATATGTGGGATATTTTCCAAGAAAACTACCTCAACTCAAAGGGTGTCGACGTCATCACCGCGAGCACATCATTTTCTGAAGCCGACTATTATGATAGTCACATATACTCCACTGGAAACTGGTTTCTCATGCCCTACTTTGTGTTGCACGCTCTCACGGTGCCGAAGCACAACCTTGGCGAACCCCTCGAGAAAGATAAGATTCGACCCGGGAGCTGTTGGACCAAACTTGGAAACTATAAGATGCGTAAACAAAAATTTGACGAAATTAATAAAAAGTCTAGGATGGGTCTAGGTGTAGAAGAACTATGTCTTCTCAAAAATTATGCGGAGAAAGGAGACCTAAGTAAACTCGTGGAATACAAAATTTCACCTCAAGACTTCGACGTGATCAATCACCTCGCAGTTGGAAACGGCTTAAAATCAAGAGACGTCACAAGAGTAAAGAAGGCACTCAAGAATGTCTACGAAAGAGGAAGAAACTGAGGTTGAAGAGTGTGTGAAGGTTATCGGAAACGAAATCCTCTTCTATGCTGACGTGGACCGTGAGAATGCACTCGACTTTGTTGAAAAATTTAAAAAATTGGAAATTGATCTCCTCAAGAAAAAAGCTGAGCTTTACGGATACGAGCCACAGATTCGTGTCCACATCATGAGTGAAGGTGGAGACATCTTCGCAGGTATGACAATGATGAACACACTCGAATCATCCCGTGTGAAGGTTGTTACCATCGCACAGGGATCGTGCTGCTCTGCGGCTACCTTCATGCTTCTCGGAGGTTCTGAAAGGCGAATGGGGAAAAATGCATACGTCCTCATTCATCAAATCTCCACCGAATTGTGGGGTAACTTTCAAGAGCTTAAACATGAGTTGAAGTCAACGGATAAGTTCATGAAGAGGTTGAAGGCGATGTATCTCGAAAAGACCAAGATTCCTGAGAAAAAGCTAAAGAAATTGATGAAAAAAGATATATATCTTACCCCCCGTGACTGTCTTAAATATAAGATTGTTCACGCCCTTGAGTAATCGTTACTGAGCGTTTATATAGAGCTAATGCACACATAATTATTAATATGACACAAAAAGTATTCAAATTCATTTGCACGTTTGTGCTTTCTGGTAACCTAAGTCGCTCCATTCTACCATAATTTACAACTGGTAAATCTGACATCTATTTAAAGTTGAGAAATTAAAAATGACTACAATGGAACGCCTTATCAAACAAGACAAACACAACCGCGACCGCTACATTGACATCAAAGTTGAAGACCTGAAGGATGGAACTGCGGATATCGTGAAGATCTCTGGCATTGTTGGGAGTGACAAGTTTTCTGAGTCACGAACCAATGTCAAAACTGGTTACGAAAAGGCTCTCAAGAGAGCCCAAACCATGTGGAACAATGAGCATACAAAGTGCAACCAAGTGTTGCCTATGCTCGCCAACAAATGGGAAGATCGCCAGAAATACATCTCTGAGCCGTTCTACGTTCAACCCAAACTTGATGGTGTTCGCCTACTCGTTTCCAAAGACGGTGGCATCTCAAGAACTGGGAAGATCATCCCCGGAACTGAGATTCTTGGTAAGGGTCTTGAGCCAGGTCAATACGTTGATGGTGAAGCCTTTGACCCTAACCTCAACTTTGAGGATCTCACAAGCACTTTCAAGACTGACCCTCTGAAGCTCAAGTTTTATGTTTTTGACTTCTTTGATTTCAGGGCTGAAGCCCTC